TCGGTAAGGTTGCGCTGCCAATCCTCAAGGGGCTGGTGGGCGCCTTCAATGGCCTGCCGGGTCCGGCCAAGTCGGCCGCTGTTGGTGTTGTTGGGCTCGGTCTGGCGGCCGGGAAGATCGGCCGGGGGATCGGCAAGGTCAAGGCGATGGCCTCGACGATCAAGAGTGTCGGCGGGGCGGCCATCTCGGCGGGCAAGAGTCTCGCCACCGGTGCCGTGTCGGCGGGCAAGTGGGTCGTCCAGGCGGGCAGGGCCGCGGCGTCCGGCGCCAAGTCTGCGATCGTTGGTGTCGGCAACGCCGCCAAGGCCGCAGGCACCGCCGCCCTGTCCGGCGCGAAGTCGCTCGGTGCGTGGGCGCTAGCTGCCGGGAAGTCGGCCGCCTCGGCGATCGCGTCCACCGCGAGCATCGTCGCCCAGAAGGTAGCGATGCTCGCCGGGAAGGTGGCCACCGGCATCGCCACCGCCGCCCAATGGCTCTGGAACGCGGCGCTGACCGCCAACCCGATCGGCCTGGTCATTGCCGCCATCGTCGGCATAGTCGCAGCACTCGTGCTCGCCTACAACAAGGTGGGCTGGTTCAAGGCGTTCGTCGATGCCGCGTTCCGCGGCATCAGTGCCGTGGTCGGCTGGGTCGTCAATTTCATACGGAACAACTGGCAGACGCTGCTAGCGATCCTGACCGGGCCGATCGGGCTGGCGGTCCTGTTCATCACCAAGAACTGGGACACGATCAAGGCGGGGTTCGGTGCCGTGAAGAGCTTCATCGTCGGCGCGATCGCGGCCGTCGGCAACTACTTCAAGACCCGATGGAACGCGATCGCAGCGGTCGCCCGAGCGATCATCACCGGACTTAAGGCGGGCTGGTCGGCGGCCCGCAACTTTGTGACGTCGATGGTCGCCCGGATCGTCTCGACGGTTGTCGGGATCAAGAACCGGGTGCTGTCGTCGTTGCGTGCGGTGTTCCGCCCGCTGACCTCGGCGGCGACCACGGCCCGCAACTTTGTGACGTCGATGGTCGCCCGGATCGTCTCGACGGTTGTCGGGATCAAGAACCGGGTGACCGGATCGCTCGGCCGGGTGTTCGACACGCTGAAGAGTGGCGCAACGAAGGCCAAGAACTGGGTCGACGGCAAGGTCAGCGCCCTCGTAAACCTCATTACCGGGATTCCCCGGCGAATAGGCAACATGGCGTCCGCCATATCCGAGCCGTTCAAGTGGGCGTTCTCCCGCATCGCCCAATTCTGGAACAACACCGCCGGGAAGCTCTCGTTCACGGCGCCCTCGTGGATGCCGGGTATCGGCGGTAAGGGCTTCTCGATGCCGAAGCTCCCCACCTACCACACGGGCGGCGAAGTGCTCGGCCCGAAGGGCCAGGAAGTGCCCATCATGGCGCTCGCCGGTGAACGGGTGCTGTCCCTCAAGGAGGCCGCCGCCTACGACGCCGGCCGCCCCTCCGGCCGTGGTGGCACCGATCCGATCTACCAACTGAGAGGTGCCACCGTGGAGCTTAACGTGAATGCCCGAGGGTTTGCCGACGGAATCCGCAAGGCTGAGCTGGTGCGCCGATGAAGCTCGGATATCTGGACCTCGGCGACGGTGCCGGTATCAGCGCGTCGCTTGAGGATGAGGTGCTGACCCTCTCCGGGTCGCTCGACGCCGGCGGGCTCGCCGACGCGTTCGGGCCGAGGGCCCAACTCGCCTCGATGCGCTCCGGGCTCATCCTCCCCCTCTACGCCGAAGAGGACGACAGGTTTGGCATGACCGAGCTGGACGGGCTCTACGAGCTGGGGCAGGTCGGCTCTGAGTACAGCCCCGGAATGCCGTGGGCGATGACCCTCCGGCGCCTCGCAACCGGGTCGGTTGAGGGTGAGGTGTCGTCGGTTGGCAAGATGTTGCCGGTGGTGTCACCAGTCGTGTTCGCAGACACCTGGGTGCGTGTTGGTGTGCCGGGTGACGTTGCCGCTCAAGGACCTACCGTCACCGCTGACGAGACGGTCGACCTGGATGAGGGGCGGGTGCGGACGGTCTCGCACTCGCCACTGGTGCAGGCATGGACAGCGTTTACGTGTTCGCCGGGGGAGTGGCTTGCCGGGTCACCGAGGATCGAGATTCAGTTGGCGGGCGCATGGTGGCCGATCCACGGCCAGCCGCCCGCTGGAGTGCCCGTCAGGGTCCACAACGGCCGTGTCGGGTTTCGGCTGCCAACAGGAGGGTCGACCGCGGCCGCGCTGCGCATCAACGCGGCTGGCGCCGTGGATCGCACGTACGGGGTCACCATTTCGGACAGTGGCGGGTTTCAGGGCCCGGTCGCAGCCGCGGGCGTCGAGGTTGTCCGTGCCGACTCGGAGATGGTGTGGGTCCGGTGGGTTCAGAAGCGCCAGGACTGGGGCGCAACTCGGCAGCTCTCCGGCCTGTCCTCCGATCTGGTGGTTCGCCGCGGCGTGTCGGGTCTCACCCTGTCTATGTCGATCTCATCGCGAATCTCGATCGCCGCCAGCAACAATGGGGCGCAACTCGACAGCCCGGCGACCACGACGGTCGGCGCTAAGGCGGGCGACCTCTACTTCGTTGGCCAGCAGTCCTGCTCAGTGTCGGGCACGACATCGACCTTGATCGACTCGCTCCCTCTCGTGAGGATTGAGAGCGGGGGGACGTACCGCACCAGGGCGTGGGCAGCACCGACGATTTGGGTGCTCAGGTGATCGAGGAACGCATAGAGGCCGCTGGCGGTGGAACCGTCGAGCTGATTGATCCCCCCGGCCGGATCGTGGCGGCGATTGGTCATGTCGGCCATTCGGCGACGTCGTGGGTGATGGTCACACCGGGCCGCATCCCACCTTGGGCACTGGCGGCGATGACCCGTTCGGACGTGGCCAGCCTCGCCTCTGCCACCGCGCTACTCACCCAGACGAGCCGGACAGGCAGCACCCTAGAACTCGGGCTCTCAGGGCTCTCCCACTACATGGCCGATTCGTCCGGCCAGACCGAGGCCGGGATTATCCCCGGCCTATTTGTCGGGTCGAACCTCACCCTCGCCGACTGCGCGGCGCTCTACATCGGCACCACATTGTTCTCCAATGTTCGACGGGGCACAATCTCGGCCGGGATCGGAGCGCCAGCGAACGTCACCCTCGACGGCGAGCACCACGACTCGCTCAGTTTCACCAAGTGGCTCGCCTACCAATTTCGGGCCAGCTGGCGGGTGATCCTCAAGTCCACCGCAGATGGCATGTGGCCGCACGTCGACATCGGCACGCTCGGCGACCTCTGGGGCAACGAGCTACTTACCCGGCATCTAGTCACCCCCGACATGGCCTCAGCGCCGCCGATGGACGGGACTTGGCTCGTGGGCTCCGCCGTTGGCTCGTGTCGGATCATCCGAGGGAAGGTCAAGCAGGACGGCAACGGCGAAGGGCTGATCTCTGACAGCTGGGTTCACGCCGACCCGAAGGACAACGACATCCCTGCGATCGTCGGCCGTGCAACCGCTGCACTCGACGTCCAACACGTCAACGGGCTCGGGTACCTCCGCCGCCACAAGCGATTCCAGTCAACCAACAAATGGCCCAACGCAACTCGCATGGATGCCGTCGCTGAACAGGTGCTCTCCATCGAGGGCCAACCGATCGAGTCGTGGTCACTCGACATCGACGACCCTACCGATATCGGACGTCTCCCGCTCGGTGCGCCGGTCGGGCTTATGGATGCCAAGGCGGGGATCTTCGACACCGACACTGAGGCCCAGGTTGGCGCCCACGGTGCCGCCCCCAAGCTCGGTGCGCGGGTGATTGCCCGCAAACTCCCTTGGCGTGAGGGGATGGGCTGCTATCTCGCCCACGCCGGAACCGATGAGGGCTGGCGGGTTATTGACCTATCGCCCTATATCGACGAAGAGGAAGGGGCGGTGGAGATCGCCCAGACCGTCGGCCGGTCGACGCTCGCTGACGCCATCTCTGGCACCGCCCGCATCTAACCCCCCACCTGGAGGACTTCCATGAAACGGCTCACCCTTGCACTCGCCGCGCTCGTCATGCTGACCGCATGCGAGCCGTCACCACCGGCAACGCTGGTGATCGGCGACAGTAACACGGTCGGCAACTCGTGGGTGACCATGCTCGGCCCGAACTGCACACCCGACGTGTGGGCCTGGGGCGGAGTCGGCGTCTTCTGGGGGTCATCCACCTACGCTGGGGGTATCAGCCTCTCTAACCATTACGAGACGATTCTGGCCGACCGCCCCGGCGCCCATGTGGCCGTGATGCTGGGGACCAATGACGCCGTGCACACCAATCAGCCGATCCCAACCGTCGCCCAGCTCAACACGTTGGCCGGGCAGATGGTTAGCGCCGGGGCCGCGTCGGTCCGCTGGGTCACCATCCCACCGCTAGCCGACACGCAGCCCACGGCGAAGCGTCAGCGAGTCGCTGACTGGAATGCAGCCATCCTCGCCACGCCGAACGCCGTGGACTTGCGCAGTGCTTTGGGGTCGACCTTGGACCCGTCCGAGCGCGTCGATTCGATTCACCTCTCGCCTGAAGGCCATGGGGCGCTCGCCTATGTGGCCGCAGGGTCACCGATCTGCCAGTGACCCCCTAAGCGTCCGTCTGCGGGTCGTCATCAGGGGCCCGCACCAACCACCAGACCGGGACCCCGCTCGTCGCCATGGCGTGACCTGACGGCCCCGGAAATGAACGGAGGACCCCATGGAACCCGTGGACGACCCGCGCGCCGCTGTGGCCGCACAGCTGGCCGATGACCCCGACGTCGAGGTGATCGACACCGTGGCCGACGCGGTCGACGACAACCCGGAGCATGGTGCCAACGCCCCTGGAGACGAGTTCGGATGAGGTCCACCGCTGAGCTGCGCATCCTGTGGGCACCCGCGTGTACCCCACCGTTCGCCCGCTACACCCTCCACGGTGGCGGCGTCGTGACCGTGGACGTGCTGGTCGTGGACGCCCTGAAGGCTCTCAACGCCGTGCTGATCGACTGGGACTACCGCACCCGCCGGGCCGACACCGGCGCCTACAACTGCCGACAGATCACCGGCGGCACCAACTACAGCCTGCACTCCTACGGCACCGCCATCGACATCAACTGGCAGACCAACCCGTACGGTCACCACCTCATCACCGACATGCCCATCGGCATGATCGAGGCGATCGAGGGCATCCGCACCGCGGGCGGCGTGCAGGTGTGGCGCTGGGGTGGCCGGTACTCCAACAACAAGGACGCCATGCACTTCGAGGTTGTGGCGTCACCCGCTGAACTCGCCCGCGGTATCCAATCGCAAACCACCACCAACACTGAGAGGCTCATCGTGACCCCCGAAGACGAACGCAAGATCCAGGCCATGCTCGACACCCAAGGCAACCGCATCATCGAGTTTCTGACGGCCGTTATCGCCGATAACTTCGCCACCAGCCTCAACAAGGTCGCCAAGTGGACGAAGGCCATGTCCGATCTCACGGTCGACCGGGTCAAGTCGGGCAAGTGATGATTGCCCCGCACCCGGCGGGGCGTCTCGGGTGGCGGCTGCGCGTCTACGTGGCGATCGTCGCCGCCCGGTCGCTCGGCATGGGTATCACCTACTGGGTGTCCGCCCCGCGCATCTGGCGGTCCCCGGCGTTCGACGTCATCGAGGTGCTAGCCCCGCTGCGCACGCTCGCCATCGCGTGGGTGATCCTCGGCGTGATGGCCTTCGGTGGCGTGCTGTGGCTGTCGGAGCGGGGCTCACGGGTTGTCATGGTGCTCTCGGTCGGAATGTCTCTACTGTTCGGCGTCGGCATCATGCTCGGCTCTGCGTCGTCACCGGCAACCGTCACATGGTTTGCGTTCGCGGCGACCGACCTGCTCGTGTCCGGCATGCCGTTCACGCGCACCAACGGTCTGCGTGATGCTGATGGGTGATGCCGCCTCGATCATCGCCACGATCATCTCGACTGTTGGCGTCGTTGGCGCCGGGTGGATCGCCGCACGCGCTCAGCGGGCATCAAACGCCATGCGCGCGTCACTCGACGCGGCGACCGCCCAGACGGCCGCACAGGCGGCGCTCTACGACGGATACGGCGACCTCTCCGGCCACTACCGAACCATGCTTGGCGACCTCGACGCGCAGTTGGTGACGATGCAACAGGCTTTCCGTCGGGCGACCGAGGAGCACGCAGCCTGCCGG